CCTGACCTTTTGAAGATGGAACAGTTCACACTGATGCTTGATGAATCTTCCATCATTCAGAATGAGAAAGCGAAAAGAAGCAAGTTCATCCTGAAGATGAAACCAAAGAATGTCATCCTGCTTTCAGGAACACCCACTTCAGGAAAGTATGAAAACCTTTGGACACAGATTCATCTGCTTGGATGGGAAATCAGCTTCAAGGTCTTTCAAAGTCAATATGTGAACTGGAAAAAGATTGATGTTGGTGGTGTTGAAATCAGTGTGGTTGACAAAGATGACCCTTACAAGAATGTTGACAGATTAAAACAGAAGTTGCGTGAACATGGTGCAGTCTTTATGAAGACAGAAGAATTTGGAATTGACCTTCCTGAACAGACCTTCACAACAATTTCTGTTCCAACATCCAAGGAATACAGAAAGTTTAGAAAGACCAGGTTTGTGAAGCTGCAAAGGGATTGGTTGGTTCAGGATGCCTGCAATCCAAATGATGTTGGTGAAATAGAACTTGCAGGTGACACCCTGTTAACACAAGTCCTTTATGAAAGACAGTTGTGTGGTCAGTATTCAGAAGAAAAATGGCAGGCACTGGAAGACCTGGTTGAATCCACACAGGACAGACTGGTCATCTTTTACAACTTTGATGATGAACTGATGCTTCTGAAGGAAATGTGTGAAGGACTGGACAGACCAGTTTCTGAAGTGAATGGACACACCAAGGACATGATTGCTTATGAAGAACAGTCCAACAGTATCACTTTGATTCAGTATCAGTCAGGAAGCATGGGATTGAACCTTCAGAAAGCAAACAAGATTGTTTATTTCACACTTCCCCTGGTGTCAGAACTGTTTGAACAATCCAAGAAAAGGATTCACAGGATTGGTCAGGAAAGACCTTGTTTCTATTACATCATGACCTGTCAGAACAGCATTGATGAAAGAATCAGAAAAGCACTGGAAATGAGAAAGGACTACATTGATGAACTATTTGAAGAAGATGATTAAAATTATTGGTGCATTGCTAATGGCAGCAGGATTCTTTGTTCTTGTAGGAACAGCAGGTGCATCTGATTATGCAGATGAAATTGGTGAAGTCTTCAACTATGCAGAACACATTCCACATATAATCAGCGGTTTTGTGATGTTGTTTGTTGGTGGTGCAATGGTGAAATATTTGGAAGGTGAAGGATGGTATGAAAAAGGCGGTGAAGACTAATGGAACAGAAAACAGTTGAAAGGAACTATGGAAGAAAGGTCATCAGGGATGGTCAAGGGGTCAGACAGACAAAATCAAAGAACTATGCAAGGCGGTTCTTCCTGATTATGGGATGCACATTCATGATTGGTTTTGTCTTTGGAAGCATTGTGACAGGAATCATTGTTCACAAGAATGACATGAAGAAACTTCAAAGACAGGAATCCATTTCAAGTGCAGAAGTGCAAATGATTGAATCCAGTCCTTATGGCAGCGGAAACAATGTGATTTCTGAAGAAGGTGATTTCACTTGGACAGTTGATGACAGTTTCATTCCCCTGGAAGTTCCAATGGACATAGAACTTCAGCAGTTTGTATTTGAACTTTCAGCTTCTTACAACATTGACTGGACACTGGTGATGGCAATGATTGACCATGAATCCAGTTGGGATTCAGATTGTATCAGCAAAACCAATGACTATGGTCTGATGCAAATAAATGTTTGCAACCATGAAATGCTTCAGGAAAGACTTGGAATCACAGACTTCCTGGATGAAGAACAAAACATCAGGTCAGGCTTGTATGTCCTTTCCTGGTTGTTCAAGAAATATGATGGTGATGTTCACAAGGTTTTAATGGCTTATAACATGGGTGAAGGTGGTTGTGAAAATCTTTGGAATAGTGGTGTTCATTCCACTTCTTATTCCAGGACAATCACAGCAAAACAAGCAGAATTTCAGCAGTACATTGAAGAAAGGATGGGTGAAACAAATGAATGAAATTATGATGCTTGAAGGTAAAGAAGAATTTACCAAAGAAGAAGTGCAGGTCTTTGAAGAAAAGTATCTTGCAGTCATGAAGGGTCTGTCAGATGCAGTCAAAGCAAAGAAGAAACTGGAAGCTGATGAAAAGAAGTTCAAGGAACAGCTTGGAAAGGTCATGGATGAATATGGAATCAAGTCACTTGACAACCAGTTTGTGAAAATCATCAGGGTTGCAGGTTCTGAAGGAAGTCAGACAGTTGACCTGGACAAGATGAAGGAAGCAGAACCTGAACTGTTTGCAGAACTGCTTGCAGATTATCCCAAGACCACTGGTGCAAAGAAAGCATCCATCAGATTTGATGTCAAGTAATTTGAAGAAGGAAAAGGGGAAGACAGCATGGACTTTGATGTTATGAAAGAAAAGGGTGGTCAGTATTACATCACACACCAGGGTCAGAAAGTTCCTGGAACTTATGGTGACAAGAAGAAAGTTATCAAGCAGGCTGCACACATGAATGGTCTGACAGTGAAGGACTTTCTGAAGATAAGGAAGAAGGAAGGTGGTGATTGATGGCAGCAGAAAAGAACTTTGAAAACAGGGTGAAACAGTTCCTGAAGGAACATGGTGCATGGTTCATCAAATATTGGGGTGGTGCAGCATTCACCAAAGCAGGTGTTCCTGACATTCTTGCATGTGTGAATGGTCACTTCATAGGAATAGAACTGAAAGCACCAACTGGAAAGGCATCTGAACTTCAGTTGCACACCCTGAAAGAAATTGACAGTTCAGGTGGATATGCAGTGTTGCTTTATCCTAAAGATTTTGAACTGTTCAAGAACTTCATCCTTTGTGTTTTAGCAGATGATGAAAACGCAAAACACAATTATAGGATGCTGAAAGGAAGGTGGTGTTGATATATGCAGGTGTCACATTCAAGGGTGGAATGCTTTGAATCCTGTCCTTTCAAATATCGTTTGCGATATATTGAAGGACTTCAGACAGTCAAAGCAGACAATCCTGACAATGCCCTTTTCCTTGGAACAGCACTGCACACAGGACTGGAAAAGAATGTGGATGCAGCTATTCATGAATACTTCATGCAATATCCAGTCATCACTGATGACCAGGTGAATGAAGCAATCAAATTGGAAATCCTTATTCCAAAAGCTGCTGCAATGATTCCCAAAGGTTTCAATGAAGTGGAAATTTCAGATGCAGATTTCAAAGGCTTCATTGACTTGCTTGCACCAGTCATGACAAAGACAAGACTTGGTGGTGAATACCAAGAACTTCCTGGTGTGTATGACATTTATGATTTCAAGTATTCAAACAATGTCAGTCACTACAAGGACAGTGTGCAGGTTCACTTGTACAAGTATTTTTATGAAAAGCTGAATCCAGGGAAGAAAATCAGAAAGATGTTTTACCTTTGTGTTCCAAAGGTGAACAGTAGACAGAAGAAAGATGAATCCTTGCAAGACTTCAGAAAAAGGATTCAGGAAGAATGCAGAAATGTTCAACCAAACCTGGTTGAAGTGGAATATGACCAAACCAAAGTCATGAACTGGTTGTTAGCAGTCAAACAGATGACTGAAGCAAAGGAATTTCCACAGAAGCAAGGGTGGTTGTGCAGATATTGTGAATACAATGACTATTGTCAGAAAGGATGGAATTACATGATTTTACCAAAGAATGAAAGAAGAAACATTGAACAGGTGCAGAAGAAGGTCATTTGGTTGTATGGTTCACCCTTCAGTGGAAAGACCACATTTGCAAACAAGTTCCCTGACCCTTTGATGCTGAACACAGATGGAAACATCAAGTTTGTTGATGCACCTTACATTTCAATCAAAGACCAGGTTGAACTGGTTGGAAGAATGACAAAAAGAACAATGGCTTGGGCAGTGTTCAAGGATGTCATTGCAGAACTTGAAAAGAAGGACAACACCTTCAAGACCATTATTGTTGACCTGCTTGAAGACACTTATGAACAGTGCAGATTGTACATGTATGACCAAATGGGAATTACACATGAATCTGATGACAGCTTCAGGGCATGGGATAAGGTCAGAACAGAATTCCTGTCCACACTTAAAAGATTGATGGCACTGGACTATGAAAACATCATTCTGATTTCACATGAAGATACAACCAAGGACATCACCAAGAAGGGTGGTGACAAGGTGACAGCAAT